CAGTCCATAGAACAGTACGCACAATCACATGCAGAAGGCCAGCCCATACAAGCACATATACAACAGCAAGGCCTGGAAGAACCTGAGATTGCTACGCCTAGCCGACGAACCACTGTGCCGGCTATGCAAAGCAATCGGGATCATCAAGCCGGGACACCACGTAGATCACATTATCCCGCTCACTAAGGGCGGCGAACCATACGAATGGGATAACACCCAGTCCCTGTGCCAGTCACATCACACCCTCAAGACCCTTGAGGATGAGGGCAAGCACCCGAACTGGGGATGTGACAGGCATGGTAACCCGCTTGCACCTAAGCACCATTGGAACCAATAGGAAGCCCTAGGAGCGGCGATGCTGTAACCCTATGTGGTTAGGCCATTCGCCCATAGAAGCCAGCACAGGCCACCACATGCGGCGGAGGGGGGCGTCTGACGCTGTAGAGTGGGCGTTAAAAGTACGACGTGGTTCTCTCTTAAGGCTAAACCGCGTCTTTTAGGAGTCAAAGTGGATCAGAGGGGCAGGAAATCTACCGAAAACCTGGCCGTAGTGGTAACTATGCCCGGCCAGCGGTCGGAACCCCTTGAATCGGTAGGAGATCGGGAGCGGATGGTGTGGAAGCGGGTCGTTTCCTGTCATCCGGCGGACTGGTTTCCCGCTTCGACCCACAGTTTGCTGGCCGACTACTGTCGGGCTTGGATTCATGCCGACGATTTGGCTGAGGCGCTGGAGCGGTATGCCGGGGTGCCTGCCGAGGGGTTGGGGGACTGGCTGAAGTTGCTGGATCGGCAGGATCGCAATGCCCGGTTGATGACCACGTTAGCCACCAAGATGCGGTTGACGCAGCAGTCGATGCGGACTGAGCGGAATGCGGCGACTGGGGTCAGGACTACGGCGCAGGAGTTGCGGAAGCCGTGGGAGGCATAACCCGAGGGCAGCGGAACATCGCATGGTGTGAGCTGTACCTGCGGATTCCCGAGGGCAAGGATGTCGGCAAGCCACTGGTGTTGCGGCCCTTCCAGCGGCGGGACTTCCTGACGATCTACGACAGCCCCACGCGGCGGGCGATTATCTGTCGTGGTCGCAAGAACGCCAAGACTGCCGAGGCAGCCATGCTGTTGCTGTTGCATCTGGTCGGCCCAGAGGCCAAGCCGAACAGTCAGCTTTACTCGGATGCGCAGTCGCGGGATCAGGCGGCGCTGCTGTTCCGGTACGCGGCCAAGATGGTGCGGCTGTCGCCCGAGTTGAGGGCGTGTGTGCTGGTCAGGGACACGGCCAAGGAACTGGCCTGTCCCGAATTAGGTACACTGTACAAAGCCCTGTCGCGGGAGGTTAAGACCAGCTACGGGCTGTCTCCGGCCTTCATAGTCCATGACGAATTGGGCCAGGTTCGGGGTCCGCGAGACGAACTGTACGAGGCGCTGGAGACGGCGACCGGCGCACAAGAGGAGCCGCTGTCGATCATCATCTCGACGCAGGCACCGTCCGATGCGGATCTGCTGAGTCTGCTGATCGACGATGCCAAGACCGGGGCTGATCCCAAGGTCAAGCTGATACTGGATACTGCGCCGAACGAACTGGACCCGTTCGACGAGGCGACGATACGGCTGGCGAATCCGGCTTACGGGGATTTCCTGAACGAGAAGGAGGTCCACTCGCAGGCTGAATCCGCGAGGCGTATGCCGGCCCGCGAGGCGGCATATCGCAATCTGGTTCTGAACCAGCGGGTGAACATGCACTCGCCGTTCCTCGCCAGGGCGGTGTGGGATGCGTGTAGCGGTGAGGCTGACGAGGAGGTTTTCAGGACCAAGCCCGTGTATGCGGGGTTGGATCTGTCGGCCCGGAATGACCTGACGGCTTTCGTGATGGTGGCGTGTGACGATGCAGGGGTGTGGCATGTTAAGCCGGAATTCTGGTCTCCGGAAGTGGGGATTTCTGATCGTGCCCATCGGGATCGTGCTCCTTACGATTTATGGGCGCGCGATGGGTACTTACATACGACACCTGGCGCATCGGTTGATTTCGAGTATGTCGCGCAGCGGTTGGCGGAAATAGGCTCGGAAATGGATCTGCGTGCGGTGGCCTTCGACCGCTGGCGCATGGATTATCTTGTTGCCTCCATGAAGGCCGTGGGCATCGAGTACACGGTCCTGCAAAAGATCGAAATGGAGGCTCTGCCGTCCGGGTTGGCGTTAGTCAAGCACGGACAGGGATTTATGGACATGCCGCCGGCCCTCGATGGGCTGGAGGCCGAACTACTTAACAAGCGCATACGGCATGGCGGGCACCCGGTATTGAATTGGTGTACTGCCAATGCGGTAGCGGAGCGCAATGCTGCGGGAGATCGCAAGTTGGAAAAGAGCAAATCCACAGGCCGGATTGACGGTCTGGTTGCGCTTTGCATGGCGATGCGGGTGGGGTTGACCTACTCCGCGCCTGCAGATGATTACGTCAGCGGCAAGTTGGTCGCATTATGAAATTCTTCGGGCTTGAAATTAACAGGTCGGCACCCGAACAGAAAGCGCAGTTTGATGACTTGCTGCGCCAGTTAGTCGCCGCGCAGTCAACCGCATTGGGCAATGTGACGCCGGACAACTGCATGAGAAGTCCGACTGTCCACGCCATCGTCACGGCCATTTCCCGGCGTATTGCGGTGTCGCCCATCCACCTGTACCAGCGCGGGGTGAGCAAAGGCCGAGAGACCAAGGAGCGGTTGCCGAACCATCCCATAGCAAAGCTGTTGAATGCGCCGAATGGATGGCAAAGCAGGGCCGACTATTGGCTCGATGCTATTTCGTGTTTCGTGCGTCACGGCAAGTTTTTCGCCTATCAGAGTCGCGGCGCGACCGGGCCGATTCGGGAATTGATACCGATTCATCCGACGAATATGGAGATCGTGCAAGACCCGCAGACCTACGTAGTTGGCTACAAGGTCACCCAGCCGGGAACGCAGCGCGTGATTCCCGCAGCCAAGATTCATCATGTTCGCGGCCCTGCGCGGGATTTCCTGAACGGAGATTCTCCGGTTGAGGATGTGAAACTGTCAATTCAGTTGGAGATTGCCGCCGAGGAATACGGCGCGTCCTTCTTCAACAATGGCGCGTTGCCGCTGATGGTCCTGAAGTACATGCAGGGGTCGCAGGGCTTCAAGACTGCCGAGGCCGAGAAGCAGTTTATCGATGATTTCCAGTCGGCATTCAGCCGGTCCAATCGGCACCGGGCGCTGCTGCTGCCGCGTGGTATCGAGGCCGGCGACCCGGTGCGGGTGGAGAACGACAAGGCGCAGATGATCGAGTCGCGGCGCTATCAGCGCACCGTTATCGCGGGGGCGTTCGGGGTTCCACCGCAGTACACGGGCGATCTGGAGCGGGCGACGTTCAACAACGTCGAACAGCAGACCATCGGCTTTACCAGCGACGTGATCTATCCGGTGGCGTCTTCGTTTGAGTCCGCGATGGAGCGCGATCTGCTGACCGACGCTGATCGTAGCGGCGGGGTGATTATCCGCTTCAACCTGGATTCAACGCTGCGGGCCGACTTCGCCTCGCGGCAGGCCGGCTTGCGAATACAGCGCGATGCGGGTGTTATCAGCCCGAACGAGTGGCGCGAAATCGAGGGCAAGAATCCGATCAGCGACGAGGATGGCGGGGATGACTACATCAGGCCGGCGAATATGCTGGTGGCTGGTGATCCAATTCCGCAACAGCCGGCTGCCAAACCGGCAATGAATAACAACATGCCCGCAGAAGAAATGCCGAAAGCATGACGGGGAAAACGGACAACAACAATGCAGAAACTGACAGTACCGCTGGAAATCAAGAGCCTGGACAATAGGGAGTTTTCCGGTTACGGCAGCGTATTCGGCAACACCGATCTGGGCGGCGACATCGTGATGCGCGGCGCGTTCAAGCGCAGCCTCGCAGAGAAGAAGCGGGACGGCCAACTACCGGGCCTGTTCTGGATGCACGACCCCTCGCGTGTTCTTGGCAAGTGGCTGGACATGGAGGAGGACAAGCACGGCCTGATGGTCAAGGGCGTGTTGGCACCCACACCGCTGGGGGATGAGATTCACACGCTGCTGAAGATGGAGGCCGTGCGCGGACTCTCTATCGGCTATGTGACCAAAGACCAGGATTTCGACGACGACGGCAATCGGCTCATCAAGGAAGTGGATCTTTGGGAAGTGTCGGTTGTGTCGTTACCGATGAACCCGCTGGCACAGGTGGCGCACGTCAAGTCGGGCCTGTCAGCAATGGGTGAGTATGTACCGACAGTGAGAGAGATTGAGCGCATCTGGCGGGAGGCCGGGTGCAGCAAGTCGGTGGCAAGGAGAATGGTTGCGATATATCGGGACTATGAGGAGTCGGGTGAGAAGCTCGACGAATCCCAGTTGGTGACTGGCGAACCTGATCTGGCAGCCGAAGCCCGCGCCATCGCGGACAAAATCATGGCCGATTGCATCCGGCAGCGTTTTGCTGCCTGACAGTTGGCTACAATAAGAGAAAAAGACAATGGCTAATGAACTAATGGAAGCCATCGCAGGTATCGGTAAATCCTTCGATGAGCTGAAGCGCACCAACGATCAGATGATGGTCGAGGAGCGCAAGGGGCACGAGTCCCGCGCCAAGGAACTTGCTGCGACACTTGATAAGATCAGCAATGATCTGAACGAGCAGTCAAAGAACAAGGAGATCCTTGAGCGGAGGCTGGCACAGCAACAGGAGCGCATCGAGATCGTCGAGGCGCTGGCGGATCGCCCGCGTGCGACCGTGCAGGACAAGTTCCGCAGCGAACACAAAGACCTGTTCGTGCGCTGGCTCCGGTCCAAGGGCACAGATCGCAGTGCCGAGGAAGATTACAAGAAGCTGGTCCAGAAGGCCGTCGAGATGAAGGTTTCGACCGTGGTCATCGGCACGGATGCTTCAGGCGGATTCGGTCTGCCCGAGGAAATCAGCCGGTCGGTGGATCAGTTGGTTCTGGCGCAGTCTGACATTCTTGCAAACGTCAAGAACGTGCAAGTTGGCACTTCTGACTACAAGGAACTGATCTCGATCAACGAGGCGACAAGCGGGTGGGCGACTGAAGTTGCGTCAAGAAGCGCAACCAATACGCCGGTCCTGCGTCAGCGTACCCCGACGTGGGGCGAATTGTACGCGCTGCCGAGTGCGTCCAACTGGTCGCTGGAAGATGTTTTCTTCAATGTCGAGGCATGGTTGACTCAGAATGTTGCTGATCAGTTCGCTGCTGCTATTGATGCGGCGATCTACAACGGCAATGGTTCTGGCAAGCCAACAGGTCTGGTAAACACTACGCCCGCAGTGAACAATGATTATGGTTCGCCAATGCGCAGTGCCGAGGCGCTGGAGTACATCCCGCTGACCACACCCAGTTCGCCGTACACATCGTCTGGTGTGACTGCCGACTCGCTGATTGATTTGGTCAATCTGCTGCGTCAGCCGTACCACAACGGTGCCAAGTTTGCGATGAACCGGCAGACACGGGGCCATGTCCGCAAGTTGAAGGACACTTATGGTCAGTATCTGTGGCAGCCGTCATTCCAGGCTGGATTGCCGGACATGCTGCTTGGTTATCCGATCTTCATCTTTGAGGATCTGGGTGCAGCCAAGACCGCGAATGCGTTCCCCGTGATGTTCGGTAATTTCAATCGTGGCTACACGTTTGTTACCCGCTCAGGGACTTCCATCCTGCGCGACCCGTACAGCACCAAGGGCACGACCGCCTTCTATGTCGCCAAGCGTTGCGGTGGAATTGTCACCAACAACGACGCGATCAAAGTGCTGAAGGTGTCAGTGAGCTAATCGGTTATCGTCTAACAACAACAACAAAGACGAGTGGGGCCGGGAGCAATCCCGGCCCCTTTTTGTGAAAATTACAAGTATCCTTGCGCGGATGTTCAAGAAACCTCGGCGCAAGCGTATTTCGCGTAAACGGCCCGCACCGGAGAATCGTTCGCTTGGCAATGCTCCAGAGAATAAGTCCTGATTGGGCGGGTAGCCCGGCGATAGTTGCGGCTTCCGGCCCCTCGCTGACCCCTGACGTAGTACTGGCCTGCCAAGGCGCACAGCGCGACGGCTGGAAGGTGCTGCTGGTACAGGACGCCTATCGTGCCATGCCGTTTGCAGATGCCATGTATGGGTGTAACCCTAGCTGGTGGCGACATCACAAGGACTGCGGCGGGTTTGCCGGTGTCAAGTGGACGACGCACCACAAAGACATAACCAACAACAAGCTGGACCCGGATCACGAGCTAAAGCCACCGCAATCATTGGCCGATGCGTATGGGTTGACTGTGGTGGCTGGCGACGAGGCTCCGGGGTTCTCGTTTGATCCTGGCAAAGTTCACTACGGGTCAAATTCGGGGTATCAGGCGATCAATCTCGCCATTCTGCTCGGCAGCAAGCGAATTGTGCTGGTTGGATATGACATGCGGTGCGTCGGTGGCATCGGCCACTTTTTCGGCAATCATCCGGGCGGCGAGTTGCGCCAGAACAGCGATGCCGAATACGCAGGGTTCATCCGGTTTTTTGACATTGCCGCCAAGCTGATGCCGAAAGACATCAGCATTGTGAATGCAACTCCGGGGAGTGCGTTAAACAGTTTTCCCAAGGTCTCGCTAGTCGAGGCGCTTTCTATTTGTGGTAGTCCAGTAAGAGGAATGTAAATGACTGATTTCAGCAATGCGGCAGTGATGAATCTTGCTGCCACCACGTCGCCGCTATCTGCGAAGACCACGCAGATAACCGAGGGTCCATGCAGGCTATTCGGTGTCTATGTCAATACCGTATTGTCCGCGCATACGGCAGCTATCCGTGATTATTCTCTGGCGCAATCGCCATTGCCGACTGCGGTTACGCTAGTAACCCTTCCGGCCAGCCTTGCCGCCGGGACCAATCTCTCATTTCCTGGCATCGAGTTCAAGAATGGGTTGAACGTATTGGCCGGCAATGTTGCCATGACGGGCAGCATCACCCTTTTGGTCAAGCCGGGAACCGCATCGAGTCTCTTAAGGTATTAAGCCGCCGTTCGCGTGTTCAGGGATGATCTGAAAGGCAAGACGGCTTGCTGTATCGGTACTGGCCCCTCGCTGACGATGGCGCAGGTGGACGTAGCCCGCAGCAAGGGGTTCGCGCTGACCGGCTGCAACAATGTTGCGCTGGACGTGCCGGATTTGGAAGTGCTGTACGGCTGCAATTACGAGTGGTGGGCGGCCTATTGGGACACCATCAAGGATCATCCGGCGCAGAAGTGGAGCAGTAACGAGAAGGCGGCGAAACAATTCGGCATCAACTGGACTGCCGAGAAGGACGCCCCCGGACTGTCGTCTGATCCACGGGTGATTCACCACGGTCACGGGTCGGGATATTCGCTGGTCAATCTGGTCTATCTGATGGGCGCAACGCGGATTGTGCTGTTGGGGTATGATCTGAAGTATGCTCCAGACTATGACGGGTCTAGCCATCGCATCGGGTCGAACCCGCGCCACTATTTCGGGGAGTATGTCCCGCACTTGCAGCATTGGCCCAGCGTGTGCGTGAAGGAAGGCATCCATTTCGACCTTGTGCGGCGCTATGGCGAGGTTGCTAGACAGGGGCTTGTGGAGATTGTAAACTGCACGCCGGACAGCGCGATCAGGTGTTTTCCCATGATGGATATCGCCGATGTTTAGGGGTGAACAAGTGGCCGAGTGGGCGGTAAACCCGATGCGCGGGGCGGAGTTGGGGGTGGCGCGTGGCAAGTTCACGGAATACCTGCTCAAGCGTTTCCCGGCTTTGCACATGGTCGCGGTGGATGAATGGATCGTCAGGCCGCGCACTGATGCGCCCGGCTGCGAGACTTACGCGGCGTGGGATTTCGTCGGCATGAAGGCCGATTACTTTACCGCCATGCAGCCGTTCGGCGAGCGCGTGACGACGCTGGAAATGGATACGGTCGAGGCGGCTGGTCGGGTGCCGGATGGCAGTCTGGACTTCGTATTCATCGACGCCGATCACACCTACGAGGGTGTGCGGGACGACATCGCGGCATGGCGTTGCAAGATCAAGCCGGGCGGCGTATTGTGCGGCCATGACTATTACGGCTCGTGGCCCGGAGTCATCAAGGCGGTCGGTGAGATCGGTTTGCCGGTCGTGCGCGGTGGGGACGTAACCTGGATGGTGCGGTTATGAGTAATCTGGGCGCGTTCCACAATCGTCTGGCAGAGCTAGACCTGTACATGCCCATGGTCGGCACGTCCATGCTAGAGTTAGGCAATAAGAAGAACGGGGCGCATACCTACAAGGGCTTCTTCGAGGAGCGCGGGTTCCGGCACGTCAGTGTTGATCTGAACGGTCAGAATGGTGCGCTGGCGCTTGACCTGATGCAGCCGTTTAACCTCGGCACCTTTGACATGATCAGCAACATCGGCACGACGGAACACGTCCGCGAGCAGGAGCCGGTATGGCGCAACATACTGGAGGCCATGCACGTCGAGAGCGTGTTCGTTTCCACCACGCCGTTGCCGGGTGACTGGCAATGGCATGGATTCTGGCATCCCAACTCCGACTTTTACCGCGATCTGGCTGCGCTGAACGGGTTGAGGCTGGAGCGGTTGTACATGACTGGCGTGGAACCACGCCGGATGCTGTTCGCCCGCATGGTGCTGGTGGACAAGGTGCCGTTTGTGATGCCGCAGGGGAACATCTTCAGGAATCCGGGTGGCACAAGATAACCCGTTGGGGTGGAGAAGCGTGCCGGTCGCGTATTTCGACCGCGTATATGTGGTTTCATTGCCGAACCCGGCGCGACGGGAGAGCATCCAGCGACAGCTTGCAGGTGTCGGCATTTGCGCGGATGTGGTGACGTTTATATCCGCCAAGCAGCCCCCGCACGGCTTCGAGATGACGAACATGGAACGGCGCGGCACCAAGGGCAACATGGGCGCGAACCTGAGTCACATCAAGGCCGTCGTTCACGCCCTCGCAGACGGCGCACAGCGGCCTTTGTTCCTAGAGGATGACGTGGTATTCCTACCCGGTGCTGCGGAGCGCCGTCTGCGAGGGCGTG